TGCTTTATCTGGGGTCTTAGAGCAATCGATGTTGTGCATCTTTCTCTGACCGTTGGAGCGAGCGCAGAAGGACTTACGTCTCTTTGCTCTCTTACCACCAGGGTTCTTCTCAGTTACAGCAGTCTTAAGTTTAGAACCTGGGTTCTCACGGCGATAAGCATCAACTGCTTTTTGACTCATACCATCAGTCTTATCTCCTTTGTTAACTTTTTGCCAGTCTTCAATAAGTTCACCTTCTGGTTCAAAGTGTGCTTTTTGTACTTTAATGGTTGATTTAATTCCTGGTCCAATACCCTTTAAACCATAAGGATTTTTATATTCTTCTCCTGGTTTTTTTGGTTCACTACCCCGTCTTTTATCTTTTAAGATATCAACACCTTCTTCAGAAAGTTCTTCTCTCCAGTTAGAGAATCCTTCTTTTCTGGTTTTTTTCTTCTTCTTTGGTTTCTTTACTTCACCTTCTTCCCAACCAATACCATCACCATCATCATCCCACCAACGCTTTACCTTTTTCTCTTCTTCTTTTACACAATTAGGGACAACTTTTTTCCCCTTCTTCTTCATACCTTTCTGAACATAACCATCCCAACATTTTTCACCGAGCATATCACTGCCAATACCCTTTGATGGTTGGAGTGGTTCTGTTTTGATTATATCCACAGATTCATATTCAGTTGCTTTAAAATCATCTCTCCAGTTGGAGAACTCATATCCTTCTTTCTTAGTCTTGTTACCCCAGTTGGCAGCACCAACTTTGCGGCACTTGACTAATGCACCAGAAGCATATGCACTTGGCCAAACATCATATCTTGCCTTTACTTTCTTATAGCAGGCATCCTTTTCTTCGCCAAGTGGGTTTTCTGGACCTTCTAGACCAGTTTTATCAACACCAAAAAGTTTTGGTCTTGGTCTAGCTCCAGGACTGGTAATTTTTGTTTTTCCTGGAATTATAGTTTGCTTTGTACCTCCTTCAAATTCTATATCTATTCTATCGGACGCACCACCTCTAGTCTTAACCTTATTATCTTCTACAAGTTCACCTTCAAATTCATATGACTGCCCCAACAACCTACGTATTTCAGCATCTTGACGCATTCTCGCATCACCAAGACCTGCTGCATTTCTTTGAATCAAACCACCACCCTGTGAATTTGGCAGTACTTCTTTTTTAGTTTGTTTTTTGGCAAAAGGGTTCTTAATATCTAGATTTGGATGACCAATGTATCCATCACCAGGTTTTCCACCTAAGAACTCATTTAAATCTTCTAACTCTGATCTCCAATTAGAATATGATGCAGAAACCATTTTTGCCTTACCCTTTCTATTTGGGTTTGGATCTTCTTTACGTTTCTTTGCCGCTCTTCTACTTCTCTCTTTTTTACTCATCGAAGCACGGTCATCAGCATCGCGGCAGAATGGTTTGGTTTTCTGACCAGGTTGCTTGGCGCATGGTTTGCCATCATACTTACCACCTGCCTGAACCCATCCACCACCTTTAAACCAGTCGTGGAGTGAATAATCTTTATCCTTAGCAGACTTACCGTCGCGTCTACCTTCGTTTAAAGTGCCTTCTAAGCACTGACAGGGATCTTCATTGCAAATTGGACAGGTCTCTTCACCAACATCCATATAACCAGCAGCAGCATCAGTATTATGCTCTGTATCGGTAATCTTTGCTTGTACCCAAGCTGGGATATTACGTTCTTTCTTACCTAAGGCTTTTCTTAGTTTAGCAATGTTTCTCTCAGATTTCTTTAACTGAGATTGTGCCATCGATACTTCGTGGTCACCCTTTTCTTTTGCTTCGTTCACTTTCTTTCTTCCCTGACAATGTGCTCGCTGAGAGAACCCTTTTGGATTATCGCAATCGATTGACCTTTTGTATTTTGCACTCCAACCTTCCGATACTCCTCCGCCATCAGAGCTCCCAGAAGAGTCCCCATTCCCATTTCCATTGCCATTTGTACCATTGCCATTTTTCTTCTTGGTTTCCTCTTTTTCTTCATCTTTGTGCTCATTATCACGCATTAAAAATCCTGTGGGCATTACATGCCATCCCTTAGGGATTTTCTTGCACTTTTCATCAGTGCGACACCAGTAATAACCTTTTTTACAGGACTTCTTAGCCATTACTTACTATCTTCATCATTATTATTTAGAAAACCTTGCTTCAGAAGTTTTGATAATTCGGATGTTGAACCAACAAACAGTGCATTGTTTGTAACATTGTTTGGTCCTTTCTTCGTATTATCTTCTTCCAAATCTTTAAGTTTTTTCTGCAAATCTGCCAACTTGTCTGTTGTATCTGCAACACTCTTAATTAACTGACCAGCAACTTCATATGCCCTTGGACTTGCACTTTCTCCTGCAAGTTCCATAATGCCATTAATCGCTTCCTGTCCCTTTTCTATAAGTGAATATAGATTTGCGCGAGTATATTCATAATCTTTTTTAATGTCATCCTTTTCTGGAGGACGAGTTGGTTTTACAACCTCTGCAGGTTCTGCTTGAACAATGCTACTCTCAATATTGAGTGCCTTGTCAATGGAATCATAATTATCACTCATAGTTATTAGAAATCAGTTTTACGAACTTCGCTGTAGGTTTTTCCGTCACTAAACATTTCCCACTCTTCATCAAATCCAAAATTATCACCTGGAACGAGAAGTGGTGTATCTGAAGCATCGATTACGCCATCATTATTTTTATCAACCTTGGCAGTTGGAGTCACAGTATATCTCATCTCACGCTTGGCAGTTGCAACATCTGTACTTGTGTACATATCAACTTGAACCTTACGAATAAGACCGTCACTACTATCTGCGATAGCACCAAACAGATATGTTTTTGCTGTGAAGTTTAATGTGTGAATCAGTGCCCTTCTAGTATCAAAAGTTCCTTCGTAATCATCCTGGAAAGAAACTGAATCGAGAACAATAGGGATATCTCTTTTTTCTCCAATAGACTCAACCAAATCTACGGTCAAATTAAAGTGTGGTTGGAAGTATGGTAAAATTTGTTCTAAAACTTGAAGTGAATCATCATTCAACTTCGAAAGAATATTCAGTTCAAAACCAATATTGTATGGAACAGGCATGAATACCTTCTTAACCTTACTTCCATCATCGCAGGTTTTGAATGTTTGAATCAAACTAGATTTTCTAGATGAATCATATGCAATAGAAGTCATCTCAAATGACATTCTTGGCAAAGTGATTTGAATTGGTTTATTCAAATCTGCCTGCTGAGTAATTCTTGCCAAGAACTTTTGACTTGGTCCATATCCCAAAGGAACTTTTATATCACTAGCAGCATTACCTTGCTGGTCAGTGTGTCTTATATGGATATCATTAAATAACGTACCAAACGCTATAATGGTTTTCCTAATTATTTCGTGATAATAATAATTTCCTAACATTAAAATGTACCAAATGGATTGGACTCTGTGAAATCGATGAGATTGTCTCCAAGAGTTTCAAATTCATCATTCTCGCTATATTTATCATATGTATCAGTTGGATTGTATTCTTGGACTACATATGATGCTCCAGATTCCTTTCCAATGATACTTTCTCCTGGATAAAACTCTGGTCCAGTGGTATCTCCTATGCCAATATTTGCAATTTTAAGCACTGCAGTATCTTTATCCCAACTCTTAACTCTTGCCTGAATTTTAGAGCGAGAACCTTCAATAATTTCATTGAAAATATAATTTCCAGTTCCTGCAATAAGTGGTGGATCTGCAATAGTAACTGTTGGTGCTTGACTATAACCAAAACCAGGATCTTTAATATAGATTGCTCTAACAACATCATTACCAAGAATATCTTCATTATTGCCAACTCTACCTATAGAGGCAATACCGACAGCAGTTGATGCTAAAGAAACAAGAGGGATATATCCAGAACCTGGAGAAAGAATTTTAATTGATGTAATTACTCCATTTTGAATAATAGGATAAAATGAAGCAGTAGAAGTTGGCACTGTTGTTCCAGTGATTGAAATTTGTGGTGGATCTGTCGAAGCATATCCAGTTCCACCATTAGTGATAGTAAAAGAAGCGATTCCAAAATTAGAATCAAAATTTGCTTTTACTACTGCTCCATTTCCTGGGACTGTTCTTGCCATCTTATTGGTTCTCCAACGAACTATTTATTTTTGATTTCTTCTTTTGTCTTAATTTACCAATAAGTTTATTGACTTTTGCAGATGTAGTTTGGTCTAAAACTTTACTATCAATTTTTTCATTTCCAGTCAAAGGATTTGACATAGTGTCAGCACTATGCCTATCTAATCTTTTATAATAATCTTGTCTATCACCAAAATCTGGATGATATCCACCAATCATTTCTTTTGGTGGATCATTTGGATATCCCATTTTTGCTGGTTTATCAGGATAATCTATTTCTAAACTTAATTTATTTTTTACTCTCTTAATAAGAGGATCATTTGGAGCATTTAAAGTTTCTTGCTCATTAAGATGCGCTTCCAATTCATACTGTTTTTGAAGTCGTTCATTCAAAACTGATTGTGTCAAGGTTTCTAGTTTTCCTTCTTCATTGTACATTTTAATAATATAGTCGTTTCCAACTTTTTTCTTACTTACTATCTGATTTGAAATACCTTGACCAAAATTTTCATAGACACTCTTTTCATTTTTCTTTTTACTCCTATCAGTCATCCACTCCCATGCATGATCTGAAGTTCCAATCGAATCAAGAATCATATTTTTTCTTTCCTGAGAGAATCTCTCGTTTTGATTTCTCTCTTGTTTTTTCCACATTGTATCTTCCAATCTCTTGAAGGATGTTGGAACCTCTGCTTTTTTCATTAAGTCGGCACCAACTACTCTTGTTTTATCTTCAGCGGATTTTACTACTCTTGGACGATGCTTTATTTTTTCTGTTTTTACTTCTGGCAGTTCATAAGGTTTTTTAACTTCACGAACAATTTTCTTACGGGATTCTGTGAGAACTTCTTTGGATTCTTTTACTGGTGTGGGAGAAGTATACTCTAAACTTTCTCTAATATTTCCAAACATAGAAATCAAAATTGGAAGATTTTTTTTCAGATACTTTTCTTCCTCTGAAGTAAATGGTTCTTGCTGAATTGCTTTTGCAATAAGCATTACCATTCCAGGATTAATTCCCATAGACAACAGTAAGGCAGACTGCTCTTTAGCATACTGATTTCTATCACTAGGAACTCCCAATTCAAACAGTGCTCCTCTCAAATCGCTAAGATTTTTCATAAACTGTTCTTCGGTAAGGAGATTATATCCTTCTAAAACACCAGGAACCATTCGATAATTATTAAGACTACCAGAACCACCAACATCCCTAAGACGGAAGTTAGGATTACCACCCGCCCTGACACTGGTCGTTATTCTATCCGCCTCTACCCCAACTCTACTATTAGGTGACGCACTACCACTAGTATTGATAACTGCTTGCAGCATTTTATTAGAAGGACTATTGGGATCAGTAACTCCAGCAGCATCACTGATAATTTGAGCACCTAACCCAACCCAACCAATGGGACCAGGAATAGCACTTATTCCACCCAGTAAAGCACCAGCATAATCTCCTTTAGAAGATCTCATACCAACATCAGCAACCGCCGCAACAGCACCAACAAAAGGAACTGCTCTTCCAAGCTTTCCAATAATAGTATTTGTTTTTGCTCCTTGAGTAGCAAGTTGGGTCATTTTAGCAACATCATCTGGGTTACTAAGAGCAAATTTTTGTGTTTTTCCTGCCACGTCTGCTGCCACAGCATCGGCAGTGCTTACTAATTGCTCAACACCTTTACTGGGATCAAATCCTCTACTTACATTACTACCAAGCCAATTCTTCCATCCTCTCATTCCTGGAGTACGTGGAATGGCAACAACTGTTCCACCATCACCAGCATACTTAACAGCAGTCGATAAATCTGGTGTGAAATATTGTGTTGCGTAATTTTTACCAAGAACTGCTTGTATAGTGTTATCAATGGCATTGGATACTGGGTTTGCTTGACCACCAGTAGCCCACCTAGCAATAGCACCGGGCATATCTACCAATTTTGGTAGTCCTATATTAGATGCACCAGTAAAATTTGGTAGGTAATCTATTCCAGAACCAAGACCTTTAAAAATATAATCGCCAGCATAAACAAAAGGATCTGTAATAGACCTGAACATCCTAGCACCCAATTGTGCCAGTGATCCTGGATTTATGTTACTTAACAAAGAAAAAAGAGGATTTGCAATACCGGGAGGCATATCAGGATCTGGTCCTTTCTTACCCGGAGTTACTTCAGTTCTTCCTGGTTCTAATATTTGCCCTAAATTTAAAATTGCCCCAATCCACCTACCAAATTCATCAA